ATGATGAAGGAATCTCATTTGATTAAATCTGTTCTATTGTGCCGCCACTTCTGTACCCGCGAATCATCTTTAGCGATATGTGGGTTAAAGTCTCTTGAAGTGATTGAGTCAATGATTTCATCTGGATCAGTTAAGTTTGTTACATGGCAAGTTGTCCAGATTGTATCTTTGTGGGTGTAAAGCATTCGGCGTGTTCCTGCTTCTGTGATGCCCGTGTAGCCTGTTTTATATCGGTGAGCAGGGATTCCATGATACCATACTGTTACATCCCCTTTAAGGACAAAGAAGGGGTGAGTCGTAAGATGGAGAAGAGTTGTTAGAATTGTATCCTTCGGCATATAGATTTCCCGAATGTACATACCCGGCGTGAACCTATGAACTAACGGACATTCCCGTGGAGGTAGATTTAGAATCTCTACGTCCATTAGGTTTAGGTCGTAGTTAGGATCACCGTACCCTTCTACTGTCCTAGCGTCTAACTTCTCTGTGATCTCCAGTGTCATCGATATAAGAAGTAATCGTTTGGTGACGGGGATAATAGATCAGAACCGATTAGATTCTCTGCCCTACTGAAGTTAGAAATACGAAGTGTTCCACAAGTAGGAATCTCTGCGCTCTCCATTTCCTTTTCTTGCTCTTGTACTGCAATTCCAATGTTCTTTAGGAATTCATCTGCCTTCCTATTCTCTCTGGCATTCAATGCAAGGACAGCATAGATCATCGCATCTGGACTGAACTCTAGTAGTTCTTTAGGATCGGTTAGATCGTAGTACTTCCTAGATGCGTAAAGCGTGATACACTCGCAGGTGCTTGGTGCTGTGAACCTACGAAATGTGGGGTGAGCATCGTTCGGTTGATAGATTGCTATCAGTGTCTTTGCTTGCAGTGCTGTATCGTAAGCATACACGCGAATCCTACCTTTAGTTACTGGCTTAGTTACTGCCCGAATCCCTTTAACGAGGAGGTCAGACTTAGCCAGCGTTGGTGGGTTCGCCGTTGTTACTTTAACTTTATGGTAGGTATCATACTGGTCTTGCGCTTCAAACATCAACTCTACTCCAATATCTTCTGCCTCTTCAGCCATTACGCCGATTTGGTAGGGATGTGTAGTATAGTCTCTGAATAGAACGTGAAGCCCACCGACCTCTGTAATACCTCTATGGCAGGATTGATCTGGACGTAGTGCGAGTGCGTTGGTTTGGTTGAACCATTCATCAGCGAGTGATGCAGCTTCATCGCCTACCCACGCTAGTCTGATTTGCTCATACCTAGCTGGCAGCGTGAAACAACCGTTTACGCAACAAATCTGGACGTACTCTTCTTGAGTAGTCCAGTTACGTTTATTCCAGAGTAGCCTTCGTGCTTGGTTTACTGCCTTGACTCCGCGCTCGTATGAACAAGTCCCAGAATCACCGACAAAACCCTTCACTAGCTCTACCATCTCTTCGAGGGTATCAGCCATAGGGATTATCGTTTCCGATAATTATTTCGAGCCTACTGGATTGCCAGATTTAGGAAGTGGTGCGCTGGAGTATGGGTTAGTACCAGTGTTAGGTGGGTTGTTGTTACCCATAGGCGTTCCGATTTTGCCGCGAGTTGGTGCTCCTCCGCTAACGAGTCTTGGGTCTGTTCCTTTTAGTGGTGTCATATGTTTGGTTTTCTATGGCTATGGTTGTGAGGTATGAACCGCCATCCAGTTCAAGCTCGTAATTTCTGAGATATTGTTATCAACCCGTACTGTAAATCCTGCTGTATTTTGGGTGATAATTGTGTAAAGTGGTGTTGTTAGAGGTGTTCCAGAACCATAGATAGGAGTCAATGAGATTCCGTAAATAGCAGATGGTAATGCAGAACTGAATGTAACCCCAATAGATGTTGTATCTCCAGAGGATATTCCCGTTAGCGTTCCATATCTTACTTTAACAACAGGAATTGCATTTACCTGTGTAGTTAGGTTGGCAATGTTTGTTGTGTTTGCCGAAATCTGATTCTGTTGAGCAGACAGAGTTTCATTGATTTGTGCAATCTGCGCTGGAGTTACATTGCCAAGTCCGGGAACATTGATCGTTCCATTAGATAGAACTTCATCAATGAATGTCTGAAATACATTCTGCCAATTTCCAGCAGGACAAAAGTCATCTGGAACATTTGGAAATGTAAGTGCAGGAGATGAATCGGTATTGTCCATAGCGTTTAATTGACGATATTGTAGCCCCAATATTTCTCTTGGCAACACAAAAATGGTTCGCATTCCTCATTTTCTTCTGGGCAGTCACCAACTGGAGAATCATCGTTGTTCTTAATGTTTGCCATTAACCTTACCCGATCAACAGTAGCTGCCCCAGTAAGGTGAACTTTGATCTGAAACTCGCTTCCTTCTACCGATGGAATACCAGCGAGATCATTACATTCACTTGGATCAGGAGTGTTAAACTTGTAGCGTTTATAGCGATTACCATTCTTCTGTGGTACACACTCAGTTACTTTAGGTGAGCATGGATTGCAACCATAGGATGTAGGAACTTTGAGTTCAGACCAGCATGGATTGCTATCAGCCCTGTAATCGACATAGCTATCTACTACACCTTTAATCTCGCTCATCCACATTTCTCCACCAGTGATCTTTTTGCGGAGGAACTTGTTCGTTGCCCCGCTTCGGTTGAAGTCATATCTGCCAGTCGTAAAGAACGAATCAATCTGCCTTGTTCCATTTGGGCCGTAATCGTCACCTTGCGCGGTAGTGAACTCGTAAAGTCGATTCTTATTGTCTTTATCAAACGAGAATCCAAACCCACGCTTTTCAGCAGCAATTAGTGCTGTGAGTAGTTGAGTTGGTCTAAAGCCTGTCCAGATGCCATTCCAGCGAAAAGAAAGCTGTGCGTCAGGTGCAGGAGAAGAGGATTGGTCAAGATCAAGAACAACCATTCCCCTATGGTAACGATTCAATCCCTCTACCCCTGCTGCGCGATAGGTCTGTGGAGCTACTGTGCTAATGATGTAGTTATTGAAGAACATCGTAGAAGCGAATTGTTTCAACCAAGGCGTATCGTTCTGAACCCATTTGTTTACTTCCCTTGAAAGTTTACGAAGTGAGAAGTATCGCGCAAATTCAGATTGGCTATTGGAATAGAATGCCCAACCATCGTGTGATCTAAACCAAAGCTCAGAGTTAGCTAACCCTAAGTATGGGGAGGTACACCCACGTCCTAATAGTGAAATACGTTGGATGTTTAATGTATTCCACTGCGCCCTTGGTAGAGATACATCCATTGAGAATGCGCCATTACCAGTTAGGATAACAAGTTCACCTTGCCCACGAAGATTAGTTCCTATCTGTGGCATCACCTTCATCCCTGTAATATTCCCCATCATTGCTGGAGTTGAGAATGCGCCACCTTCTGCCCAATAAGTTATCTCTGTGAAGTTCTCAGTATTCTTGGTATCAGTAAATCCACCACCATAAATGATGTCGGAAGCGTATATATTATTCACCCGATCAGCTACGAAGACTCTTCCGAAAGCATATTCCATGATTGTCCCAATTGGCATTTTAGCCAAGTATGGATTCAGTCGATAGGCTGGTATCTTAATTGTTCCCGTCCCAGTTCCTCTTTGAGTGTCTGTAATGACTGCGTTGAACTTTGTACCTACTGTATTAGATGGTGCGCCGATCAGCGTAAAGTTTGTAGTTCCAACCGAAACAATCTCACAATAATCTTGGTTCTGGATTTCACTTGCTGTCAGCGTTCCTAATACCCCATCCCAAGCTATCGCATTCTGGTATCCATTTTGGATGTAGGCCCGATCTTCGGCTTGCACGAACCATGTGTGCATCATACCCGGATCGTTGCCTTCGATAATCTTGTATGCAAACGCTTGATTATTTACGATCTTTAGGAAGTAGATAATCCCAGATACCGATAGAAGAAGTCCATCGCTTGTTCTGTAGTTAGTCGCCCGATATGGATACGAGCCTTGGAAACTCCCACCAAGAATATCGTTAACGATAGTCTCGTCTTGTCCTGCTCCAGCAAGAATCGGGATATTACGAATACTTGGTCTTGTTCGGTTAATACCGCCTCGGAATGTCCTATTAACCGACTCTGCTACTACAGACTCTGGCAAATACGATGGGTGAGTATCTGCGTCTTGCGCGATGATACTTGTGAATCCATCAAAGACTGATCCTTCTGCTGGCATTATGCGTTGACACTCTTGATTACAATGAATCGCAGACTAAGAGCTTCAGACAAACTTCCTGCCGTGATATTCCTAATCACGATGTTAGCATTGCCTGTCGCTGGAGCTACCGCAAAGTTGTATGAACCAAGCGTTCCTCCAGAGATATGACTTACAACAACGATGTCTGTTGAGTCGATAACGGAATTGCTTAAATTAAATGTTACTGTGGTATTTGCTGCCAATGCTGCACTATCGGTAACGATAATTCCTGTTGGGCGATTAAGTGTAACAGAATTTGTTTTTGCTCCAGAACCTTGAGTAACACTTCCCCCTGCACCAGTATTGTATCCAATTTTAGAAGAGTTGCCATTAGCAAAAATTGTGCTGTTTGATGCTATTGTGCTATTCACAATCAATGGCCCAGTCATCGTGTCTCCAGCCTTATTTAGCTTGAGAGCATCAGCAGCATCAACATACTGCTTGGTTGTCGCTTGAAGATTTGTAGTTGGATTTGCTGCTAAAGATACACTTGCTGCTGTTACTACTCCGCTTGAAGTAACGCTTGTTGCAGTAATTGCTCCAGTTGCTGTAATTGCTCCAGTTGAAACCGCACCAGTTGTAGTCAAGGGTTGGCTACCAAGATCAACTGGGCCAGATTGGAGAACGCTATTGAGCGTAGCAAACTCAAGCAGTCCGGTTGAATCTTTCCGTAAAACAGTTCCACTCGCTCCGTTTGTCCAAGTCAGATTGCCAGCACCATCAGTCTTCAAGACTTGCTGTGCAACTGGACTCTGGATCGTCTTTTGACAAGCAGCAGAGTCTTCTACTACCAATCGTTTTCCATTGGCAGTTGTTTCGAGTGGTTCACACAACAACGGATATTCCGAGTCGCATGGTGGGCAAGGTGTGCAGTAGCTCATGGTTCGTATTTTTCTTTGGGGTATGCGTTACCTGTTCGTCCGCTTGGTTCTGAGTTTTGTTGCTCTTGAATCTGTTGGTTGATATGTTGAATCAATGGTGCTGCCATGCGGTATGGAATCTCAACCAATGCTGCGTTGAGAATACCAAGTTGCTGTTCGTTGAATTCGATTTTCATGCCCAAGGAAGCGGAGTTACTTGCGGTTGAGGTGTGTTTGTTTTTAGTGCAACCAAGTTTTCAAACTTTTCAACTTCTGTAGTTTGTTCTTCAATATTGTTTGCGTTGAGCGCATCTTTAACCCATTGTACAACTTGTTCTTCTGTTATAGAAGACAAATCAACAAATGATTCTGAATTAGCAGGAAGAAGATTAGCATCACTTCCGATAGTTGATGTTCCGTCAGAAATAGAAAACGATGCGTTTACAATTGTTCCAATTTCTGGATTTTCCAATGTTTTAATTTGTGTGATTTTCCAGTTCATATTAAGAGATTACTGCAAGTTTACGAATGCTTCCAGATGTGTCTTTGATTTCAATGTATCCAGATATTGGAGCGTCTGCGTTTGCAACGTGAGTTCCCATTCTGATTCTTCCAGTTCCCTTACTTCTTAAATCCAAATCTATGTTTGCATCGCTTCCTTCTGCTGTAATTTGTGGTGGGGTTCCTGTATCTGTTCCTAATACTTGAATTCTATTTACTCCAGTTGCAGATGTTGACACTAAAAAACACGAATTGTCTGCATTATTTAAAAAATTAAATCCATTTGAGAAAAAACTTAACCTTGTTTTTGTGTTTGGTGTATTATTGGCTGCTCGTATAGTTGCGTTAATATTTCCAAAAGCATCATGCCAGTTTATATCAAATAATTGATCGTTATTTGTTATGGCAAGAATACCTTCTTTAAAGTAATTATTCTGCATACTGTAATTG